TGTTTCGGATGTAAAATAATTAGCTTTGGATTTTTTCCTGGCCATAATTTTCGGGGAGCATATATCTATTAAGCTCATCTTGTACTGCTTGCATATTCTTAAAAAACGCTCCTAATTCATCATCACTTTCGAAGACCCCGTTCTCGTCTAGTGTTTTTAGGTGTTCTTTAGAAATAGCAATGGTTTTTGCTATGTTCTGTAGGTATTCAACCTGATCTAATGTTATTTGTTCGTATTTCTCTACCTTTACAAGTAGATTATATACAATATACGATAAAATACCACATAAAACAACTAATACTGCAATTACTATTTCCATATTATAAATTCTTTAACATATTACTTAACCCTTCTGATGATTTTACCGGTCTCCCGGTAGAGGATATTACTTTTTCTGATTTAAGTTTAACAGACCCTCCGTTACTTTTCCACATATCGTATTCTACCTTGGAAGCTAGAAAGTCTGCTGAGTGCAGTACTGAAATTAGTGCTGTTTTTTGTCTAGAGCTTTCTTGATGACTAAAAAAGTAAGCTTCATTAGCTTTATCAAACACACCATCATGACATCTGATAGCTAGAAACTCCTTCTGGTTAATCTTTATACCAAACCTCTGGAGTATAAATAGAGACCTGTCTGGTATTAGCATAAAGTCAAGCTCTGAATTAAAAGTATACATCTCTGATAGTTTATCTTGTCTCCATTTATCTGTCTGAGGTATATAGTTAGGTTTCTCTCCATCTCCCAGCTTACCTAAATCATGAAATAAGGCAGAAAAGACTAATTCCTCAAGGGTATAATCAATTGTGCCCCCCATTTCTTCATAAAGGGAGCTTTGCTTTACAGCATATTGAACAACTCTATTAACATGATCAACATACCCTCCCGGGAAAGCATTATGGTACCACGTCTTACCACTAGCAGGAGCCATTACATAGATTTCGGATAAATGCTCCATCATAGTAAGTACCTGCTCTTTACGTTCACCGGTAATATAAGCATTAACTATTTTTAAATGTTTATCCCAATTGGATTGAATTTGTTCTGCTTGTAACATAGGTATCCTTTTTTATTCTTTATATTAATACGTACTGTTCTAATTATTATATTGTAATTATATAATTTTAAATGCTTATTTATTATCTATTTTCTTTATAATATTTTTAAGGTATGAAATATTTTTTTGAGAATCAACTATTCTACAATAAATTTTAGTTTATAATGATCTTTTCCTTGAGAAGACATTCCTGCATCCCAAAAAACCTTCATAAAAAGAGTAATTGTATCCCCAATCATACTTGGAGGTATTGGTCCTACAGTGCGTTTTGAGTATAATTTACCATTTTTTTCGTTAAATTTTATGCCCGTACCCTGTACAACATTTACTTTTACCCCACTGAATTGAGGAAGATTTATATTCTGGGTTGCTATAGGGAGAGAATTACCTGCATTAGTCGTATTTGAAGTAAAGGGATTATAGATAGACTCTACAAATACCAGGTTTGATCCTATAAACCAAGAGGCATTTGAATCAAAAGTAGCTGTTACATGAGATACTCCGTTATACCTAAACCTATCAGAGATAACATCAGCCTCAACTTCAACAAGAAAGTAGGGTAAGAACTCTCTAGTCCAATTTAATTCCATATGATAATACCCATTCTTATCAGAAGAAACAGGAAATATTATCTTAGCATCACAATCCCAGAAACACATGAGGAAGAGAAATCATCAGGAGCGGTACATGAAAGAAAAAAAGATAACGCTACTGCGTAGCCCGCCGCGCGAAACGCGCGAAGTTGACCCGAGGATTTATTCTTCATCTTCCGTCATTTTATAAGGTTCACCTATCCTCTCAATAACAGATCTTACCTGTTCAACCGATATATTAAAGAACTCCTTCTTCTTATTCACCCTAAACCCATTGAACTCCAAGTAAGCGTGTATCTCTCCCTCAAGAGCGTGTGCGTTGAAGCAAGGGTACTGCCATTCAACTTTAAAGTCGAGAGCGACACCGGTTGCGGCATTAATCTGCTTAGCTCTATCGGTAGGTTTATTCTTAGTAAACCCCACCTTTACAAGGCCGGGCATTGTTTCATTGGATAAGATATAAATGTACTGTGCACCTATAAGTCCTTTTGGCATCTTTATATGCCTGGGACGATTGGTGTAATACTCTACGCTCTGCCAACCCCCAGTCTGGTCATGGGGTATAGCTGAGTCTTGTAATGTAAAATAATTCGCAGGGGTGTCTAACTGGTCATCTTTGCAAGCAATGAAGTGCATTGCCTGGTCTGGAGATATCCTAGTGATTTTGGATAGTACTTGATTTTTTCCCATAATTTATAACCTTTATTTTAATATACCTTAATATACGAACTTTATATTGGGTAGGCAACTTTTTCCGGTATATTTTGTGATAAAAGATCTATATACTGTTTAATGGTTGCACATTTCTTATACTCTTCTAATTTTTCGTAATATACCCGTAAATGATCTAAAGCAGCATTACACCCAACACTTTCAAATGAATCCCCTATTTTATAAACCTGCTGTAAAGGAGTGATTGGTATCTTAGATAAGTAGCTATATAGTTTATTGTAGAACGAGTACTGTACTTTCTGTTTTACCTTTTTATACTCTTCTGGGTAGTTATGTTTATACATCATATCCATCATGTGGAAATTCTCTAACCCATTCAACACCATCCCCATTAGCACAAAAGGATTCTTTAAAGTTTCCTCTAATCCAAATTCTTTATATACCTCCTCATCCCCGGCTTGGAAGATTGAGAATAAACTCTCTGTAGGTAATGGTTGCATCATCGATAAATAGTTCATATATCATTAATATACGAATTCCCACCTATATAGTCAAATTTTTTGCGAATTTTTTTCCCGGGTATAGTTGCTAATCCCCCAAAAAGTTCATATATTAAATCATAATACTAATTTATAAAGGTATGAGCATAGAGGAAATCCTATTGGAGGCTGAAAAGACCGGTCAGAGAATAGATGTTATCAATAGAGTTACCATATTAAGAAAGAATAACAGCACCTTAACATTGGAAGAAGCCTTTGATATAGCTTATGGACAGATATTAAAACAACGTACTTCGTAAGAAGGATCATTATATAATAATAACATTTTACATTATGAAAGTATTATGGATTTTACTTATCATAGCAGTACTTCTTGTATACGGTAACTGGAAGGAAGATAATTGACATCATATTCCTTATAGCTGTTGTGGGTTTGATGGTTTGGATAGGCTCTTTATAATTAATATATAAATATATATAACCTATATACCTAAAATCTATCAGAAATATGCAACTCAATATGGCTCAGCCTCACGAGCGCCGTTACTATGAGGGAACTATACCGGCAGTGTTATATCAGTGTTATATCAGTATGATAGCAAGGTGATACCAATATTACCTACCCGGGACTAAATACCCAGAGTGAAAAGTATAACATCCCAAATACAATTATAAGGAAGGCCATACCTGCTATAAAGTCCTCTATGTTCTCTTTATTGTTCATATGATCTATCTATGTTATATTAGTTACTAGTCTCAGTAATAGTTATACCTATCTTCATCTCATATAGAGGTAATGAATATGTAGTCCTCTGTCTGAACATATCATAGGAATATAGTCTAAGGGTAGTTGAGGTTATCTTATCTATATTCATAGAGTCATTAGTATAGCTTCCTTGTGCCGATACACTATAGGCCTTCCCACCGACCGTGTATACTCTACACCTAAGCTCGTATGCCTTAGGGGTAATCTCTTTGGTCTTCCAATGCTCATCAGTACCATAGGTAAACACTATTACCTCTCCATCCTTCATAGCCTGTATAGCCGTTAGTACTTCTTTACTTGCTTTTACTTTATCCTGATATGTCATAACCTTTATATTAAATTATTTTAATGAACTTCTATACCTGTAATGTAAACATTGAATATCACCACCACATAATGTCGCGTATGTAACAAATCGCTTACCATCAACAAAAGCACTTACCTCCGCACCATCACTACCTTTTCTAATTACAATATTAGTTGCAACCATATCATTGGTTAAGTGTTTTGCCAAAGCACGCTGTAATTTAAACATATTAGATGCTATAAAGCTCTCCATATATTTTTCTTCCCAATTAAGACGTAATTGGCTCTCTAAGGTAGAGACGTAGAATGTTAAATTACCATTGTTTCTAATTGCCTTATATGCCTCTTTTTCGGTATAGGTAATAGGAAGATCATAACTGCTACCACCCCATCTCTTATACTGGGTCATGTAAACAAATTTCTTTATACCGTCATACTGATTTACCTCACCG